ATAAGGGCAAACATAAGGTCAGCAGTAGCAGGGAGTCCAAAAGACTCAGAGGTGTCAGTAAGGTCCACATCGCTACTACCGTAGCCGCTACGAGTAGTTTGAGTGGCAGATACAATCGGAACGTTCGCCTCAACTGCGAGACCCCTAAGTTCTTCTGCGATTGCTTTGACGAATGTGTATGAATTGACAATTGAGTTTTTATAACGAGAGGATGAACAGATATTAAGATAGTCTATGAATATAATATCAGGACTGAACCCCTTCTTCATTGCTAACTCATTAAGCAGTGACTTAAAGTGACCTACATGAGCAGATGCTGTGGGGTACTCCTTGATAACAAGACGACCTTGAGTCTTCTTATTTAGTTTATCAATCTTAGTTCTAAACTGTGCCTTACTGAATAGAGGATCATTGAGTTGTTGGATGGGAACATTAAGTAAGTTAGCATCTATTCTTTCAGCGATCTTTTCTTCTGCCATCTCAAGAGTAATGTAAAGAACATTTTTACCTTGGAGGAGAGCAGCACTAGCACAATGGCACATGAACAAAGACTTACCCACACCAGTACCTGCAAGAGCAATGTTGAGAGTCTTGTTAGGAAGACCACCCTTTGTAATCTTGTTGAGGAGTTCCAAGTCGAACGGAATCTTCTCCTCAGTTTTGTGGTAGAAGTCGTATCTTTCGTCTGCGTCTTTGATGTAATCGTGTCCAACTGTGTCATCGAAACTTGTACCTAATGCTTCGGACATGATATGTGGAATAGCATCCTTGGTACGAGTCTTATCCTGACCGTCAGCAATCTTGATACTATCCATGAGTGCAAGGTAGATAGCACGTTCCTTACACCACTTCTCTGTTGTGTCTAATAACCAATCTTTATTGTAATGATCTTTGTCGATCTTATTATCTAGGAACTCTTCTATCTCCTTAATAATTTCTTCACTTATATCCCTACGCTTTTCCACCTCAATCTTAAGTGCTTGAGGTTCTGGTAATGCCGAGAACTCTTGCACATAGTCTTGTACAGCAGTGAACAAGACCTTATTGTTGATAGTGTCAAAGTACTCATCCTTAATAAAAGGCATGACCTGCCTACAATAATTCTCATCAAGGATGAGTTTACTGAGGGTGATCTCTTCGATCTTTTGCATTAGAGGTAGTGTAAATAAGTACTGACCACCCACTTGTCATTAGACAGGGGTGCTTTGCCTGAGTGAGGGAACATCCATGTAGGAGGGAAGACTAAGGCACTACCCTCCTTTGGTTGTATGCTGTGATCTATATTATGAAAGCATGTTTCTCCACCTTTGTCAACATCATTAAGATAGAAGAAGAGTGCAAGGAATCTCCGAGCACTATCATGGTTGCCTACATCCACATGTAGATCAAACCTATCATTCCTTTCACACTCATAGTGCTTAAGTTTAACCTGCTCAAATGAATTCTCTACTGGCCAGAAGTCTTTACAGTCAACCTCTGCCATATAGATCTCAGAAAGACGTTTGATATATTGGATCAATTGATTATGAATCTTGACCCATTCTTCCCTAGCACCTTCTTTCTCTATCTCATGGGTAATGTTAAACATATTCCATTGAGGTCTACCCTTCTGCTCCCACCTTTCTAGTTCTGTCTTCTTTCCTAACTCAATTATGTTACGACAGAGACTAGGATCCAATGCCAATGGATAGTGTCTGACATAATCTTTAAGATCCATATCGGAACTCCTTAGCAGCAACTTCATCAAGTGCCTGTAGTACTTCGGGTGTAAAATATTTCTCTGGATTACTCAAGATCTGTTTAGGATATAGATTTGATTCTCCCATCTTATACCTGTTACCTATTCTTGTAAACACTCCATGTTTCTCTCCTAACTCAAGAAGACCATAATACTTATCCAGTCCTCTCTCATCATAGAATAGTCTTGATTCTATCTTGATGTTCTCCTTAGTGAACCTAGACTTCTTAGTCTCACATTTAATAATGTTACCAATCACATCCTTACCATCTTTCTCTTTGGATTTGCTGAGGTATATGATAGTAGATGCTGCATACTTAAGACCACTACCACCACCCATCTCTTTCATAGGTACATAAGCACCCACTACATCATAGGTATGGTTGGTCACTAGCATTGGTACATTTGCTTTACCCAACTTAAGTGTAAGAACTCTGAAGATAGACTTCACAACCTGTGCTCTAGTCATATCTCTAGTATCTTTACCTGCTTCAGTATCTTCTACTTCCTTACTGGTAGATAACATACCTAAAGAATCTAACACAAACATTAATGGTTTACGATCCTTCTCATCTTGTGCTAGATACTTATCAATAATTTTAATTGATTGCTGACGAAACTCCTGTACTGTAACAACAGGTACAATCATCATACGATTAGAATCGATGTTACGATTCTCAATCATGTCTTTGCTTATCGCACTTTCAGACTCAAAATAAATAACCCCACCATCAGGATTGTCATTGAGGAAAGACTGTACAATGCCGAGGCAGAAATAAGTTTTGCCAGTGCTTGACTCACCTGCAATAGCTGTGATCTTGTTCCCTGGAACACCTCCTTTGATGCTTCCTGAGACAAGTGCGTTAAAGAGGTAGCTACCTGTATCGATAAAATTACTTGTGTCACCAGCAGCGACACCATCGCTAACGATAGCAGCGTACTCATTACCTATCTCCTTGCTTATGTCCTGTAAAAATGAACTTGTCATCCGAAAATGTGCTCCAATGTAACTTGTTTTTCTGGTGTCCACCCAATCGCATCGAGGATACCTTTAATGGGAGACAAGAAACTCTTGTCAAATTGTACCTCATAATCCACTGATCCGTCAAGTTCGAACTCGGTTGGAAGAGTCTGGAAAAATGAGATAACATTCTCCCCTATGCGATTAGGTTTCCGAAGGTAAAGGTATTTAATCTTCTCACCCTCCTGTATAAGAGGAAACTTGTGAGCGATCTTGTGCTTCTTAATATAGTGGTTGTAGAGAAGAGATCCACGGACGTGTATCGGACACCCCTTACCATATATGTCCTTAGTTGACGTGAATTTCTGTAGGTTATTACAACTACGAGGGAATGAGATGTCCTCTAAAGGCATTGACTCAAACTCCTTTCTAAATCCTGAGATATATTTCTGTACATCTGCCTCACTACTGGTCATAACCAACTCAAGTGCCTTCTTAATAGCACTCCTGCATGGCATAGGAGTAGAAGACTTGACTGCTTCTATACCCATCATCTTGAGTTTAGGTTCAGCATACTGTACACCCTCACTGTTCCATACATTAAGGATGTATCTCTTCTTGGCAGTCCATATACCTTTGTTGGCAATGTTCTCCCTCTTCATGACCATCTTCTGAGAGTATGCGTTTACATAGGTGGCCAACTCCTCGTAAGAATTCGAAATATACTTCTCAAATTCCACATCACACACCTTCTCAAGGAACCTAAGTGTGCCTTGATCGCTCTTCTCTCTGTTCTGGAATACCTTCTCCACAAGAGGACCAAGGTGCAAGTAAATGCTATCGGTGTCAGAAGCAATAACGTAATCATAATCATCAGTCTTTAATAATTTATTGAGATAAGAGTTCATCTTGTTCTCTATCCATCTGATAGAGACCTGTCCAGACAATGTAATTGCCTCAGCATTAGCAAGATTATAATACCTAAAGTATTGGTTACCAATAGCACCATAGGCAGAGTTCAGTTGGATCTTCCTCGCCATCTGAATGTTATTAAACTTAGAAATATCTTTCTTAAGTTGTGGAGAAGGGTCACTCTCATAATCCTTCTTCGCTTGTATCATCTTCTTCTTATAGATCGTACGTTCATCGTAGATCCTTTGCATTATATCTGGGAGGAAGCCGTGGATGTCCCGTCTGTACTGTGCTCCATTGGCACACACTGCAAAATCTCCATCGATTCTAACTTCTCTATTGAGCAGTCCTTCGACGGAAGCGGTTGGGTGTCTTCTCTCAACAAGGGTTTCGGGGGAGATGTTGTACTGCATGATGAGATGAGGGTACAGACTATTAAGGTCAAAACTGACGACCCAATCGTACATACCTGGTTTCGGTTCCTTAACATAAGCACCTGCGTATTGTTCATTCTTTTTACTCCCTTGTTTTGGTGGAACAACTATGTTCCTTTTCTTAAGATCATTGTATATTAATGTATCCCACATACGAACCTGTGAATACACGTCACGCAAGTTAACCTTAGCATCATACGCTAAGGAGATTGCTAACTCAATCAGTTTCATCTTGCCTTCCAAACGGTCAACAAGTTCCACGTCATGTATATTATATTCTACAAACTTCTGCCAGTCATTAGTATAGAATGCCTTAAAGTTTTCGTACTCACTGTGGTCTAACTTCTGTTGACCCAGTTCCACATTAGCAATGTGATCTAAACGATAGGATGACTGAGCACTATAGGTAAACTTCTGATACAGATCAAGATAGTCAAGGATCGTAACACCTGCAATATCATATGCAAGTTGCTTACGACCCTTGATAACTACCTCACGATCCAATACCCTATTCCATGGGGATAGGGACTTCTTCCACTTTTCACCTAACACACGCTCGACCCTGCGACAAATATAAGGTATGTCATATAAGTTGCAGTTCCATCCAGTAATGACATCAGGAGCTTCAGAGACCCACCAATGAAGGAAGTCCTCAAGCAACTCTGATTCCGTCTGAAATAACCTGTACTCATATTCCCCTTGGAACTCACGAGTACCCCAAGTAGTAATCCTCTTGGTGATGAGATTTTTCATGGTGATGCATAGCACCTCCTCACGACACTCCTCTACAGAAGGGAATCCATTGTCACATCCAACCTCAATATCAATCGTAAAGATCTTCATGAGATTCATATCAAAGTCCACCTCATCAGGGAACTTCTCAGCGATGAATTGATATACAAACCTGTCATAACCATGCACCTCTAGACCTTCCACGTTCTCGTACTTCTCTATGAAAGAACGAGCATCCCTAGCTCCATCGAACCTCTTAGGATGAGCATACCTATTGTCTAGTGTTTTATATTTTGACTTCTTGGACTGATCCTGAGGTACAAAATACAAGGTGGGTCTACACTTCTCACGATATGTAATGGCATCACCATCCTCATACCCTCGGTAAAGGATATCATCACCAAGAAGTAAGCAGTCTGTATAAAAACCCATTAAGTAATCGCTCTGTACTTCTCCGCTATTTCGGGAGATGGATCAATTATAGTAAAAACATTCTCACTTGTCAAGAAGAGGTCACGTTGATCTGTGTGCATAGGATACTGTGACAGTTCTCCGTCTGGTGTGATGCTGTAGCACCCTTCTATTAGAATGGATGGTTCTTCATCCAACTCAGTCATCATTCCGATCAGGTGTATCAGGGGGTTTGATTGTAGTATCAGTATCTTTAGCATTTTCTTCTAGTAGTTCATTGTACTTGGACAGGAGATTGTCATGTGGTTCATATATTAATGCAACCGAGGGGATCGGGAGCATGATGTATGAATGTTTAGAAAGTGGCACATAGGTTTGGAACTCAACGTCCAAGTTATCCATGGACATAGACTCACCTTCTTCTAGGAGCATAGTCTTGTTAGGTTGCAAGGACAATGCATAAGCAAAATCCAATTTGTAAGCAAGAGGTGTACCATCTTGGTTACGCATCTCCTTAACGTCAGCTATTACGTCCTCTCCGTTTTGCATTCTTACGACTCTTACGCTCATAATCTTTCTCCATTAGGGTGTTAAACGATGTCTTTACCAAGTCAGTAAAGGATCTGCGTGCAGATATATTCTTCTCATCTGCAAGGATGTGTACCATCTGTGTGAACTCATCCATATATTCGGGTGGGACATCAACAGTTAGGGTTTCTGACTTCTCATTATAATGAGGACAGAGATTTACATAAACATTCATAATTTTATTCCAAACAAAAAGAGACCTCTGGGGTCTCTTCGGTTGTACATTATATATGCACTTTATCCTGTCACTACTTTGAGGTTCAGTCCAGATAGTTTCTTATCCAGTTTATGAAGATGCTCTAAAGCATGATCCAGTTTAGTATTGACTGCCTCGATTGCTGCAATCACCTCTGGATGAGGAGCGTGCGATGCTGGTGGGAGATCTATATTAAAAGTACCAGTGTTGTCTGGGTATTCTATTTTAATATCTCCTGTAGGTATACCAGTGATCGTATCAACGTTATTTACAGTCGGTGGAGTTGGATCGATCTGAAGATCGATATCTGATGCCTTCATTCGTTATCACCTCTTTAAGTTACTAGGGTTTATACTACCATGATATTGTGTAGGTGTCAATAATCATCATCATTTGTATGTGATTCTACCCATTCAGCGTTGTTCCTACAATACGCATCAGCATCTATTTTCATGTGCAAGTGTGCACTTGTATGAATACCCTCTATCATTGCTACCATACCAAGAATCATGACTGGTAGCATCCATAGAGGGTGACCCATTACCTTACCCATAGGGAAGAATTACAACTGCCTCTATTTAGAGGTAATCTTTACGAGCATGATGCTCAGGAACGATCTTCCCTAACAATACGTTAAGAAGACCATCCTCAAAGTCAACGTGTTTGATCTCTACGTCTTCAGACATCTGCCACATTCTAGTGAAAGGTCTCTTAGCAAGACCACGATGCATGAATTCACCTTCTTCTTTCTTCTCTTCTGGTAGTTCTGCTGTCACATAGAGTTTACCATACTCTGTGTAGACTTTAACTTCTTCCTTTTTAAATCCTGCTAGTGCTACTTCTAATCTACTTTCGTGATTGCTTAGATGGATTAGGTTATAGGGTGGATAGTTACTGTTCTCATTGTAGCTGAAGAACTGATCGAAGTAAGTATCTAAACCTATACCATACTTATTGATCTTATCCATCAAGCCTGGTAGATCGGCTGCACGATATCTTGCTAAATTTGTCATAATAGTCTCCTTTGTAAGCGAGTTGTTTGATTGTGGATCCTTTCGGCATCCACATATATTTATAGCACAGTTCTACAATACTACCAGTAGTGCTATCCGTATTAATACTCTCTTAAGCATCTTCTTTTGATAAATAGGCTTAGGATCCTATAACATTCGGAGAACGATGAAGAAATTAATTTTACTTCTGGGTATGGGGATGCTGTTCACAGGTACTGGTGCTGCAAAGGCGGACTTGGTCCATCGTTTAACTACATCAACTCAGTTAAGTGTTGATGGTGCAGCAACTCAAGCTACCAGAATCGGAAGTACTTACAGTGTAAGTGGTAACAACATCAAAGTCGCATCAGCAGACGATCACTTTGGTAAGCTAGTAACACCTAGCGGTACAGCAGCAGCAACACTCGATGCTGGTACATACGATATTAATACTGCAGGATCAGCTTTCAGCTTCAGCGAAACTTTCATTTCAGGAGACGCTGTAAATCCAATTGGTACAGGTGTTGACGTATCCAGTGGTGTCGTTGTAGACATGCCAGCTTTCGGTAATACGACTACTCAAAGTGGCGGTGTCGCAGGAACCCTTGCAGGAACTATAACCTCAGCAGGTGCAATGACAATAACAGCTGGAGGGGCGGGCACAACAGCTACAGGTCAATTCGTATCTGAACTTACCATAAATTAGGGTGATATATAATAATGAAACGGGTAGTTATAGCTAGTCTTACTATCGTGTCACTAGGAACTCCAGTGATGGCAGTTCCAGTGGTCCCCAATTTTACTCAGGGCTCGATGACGAGCCATACGGAGACTACATCTACCGTAACTGAGACCATAAACTCAATTGATTATAATACAGGATGGCAATATTCAGTGACAGGGACAGGGGTTTCCCACAATGGCGACAGCATCTTACCAGATGGAGTGACTTCATCGGGAAGCATAGACCTTCTCGGAAGTTCAGGAACCACACCCCAAACCACTCATGGTCTGGATCTCTCGACGATGGGAGACTACACCATAACAACACCAGGAGCAGCCTTCCAACTCACAAATACATATCAAGGACCAGGTATCTCGAATCAGACCGTGATCCAAAGAGAAACCACCATAACAAGCGTAACAGATACAACAAGTATCTTCTCCCAGTAGTAGCATTACTAACATGTTCTCCTGCATATGCTACTGACGTTGGTGGTGTATCGGCTACTGCTAGTCCTATCGCCAACTCTTCTGGCTCAGTTACCAACCAGGCAATACAAGTTTTACAAGGTCCATATATTAACAACCAGTATGGTGGTGGTATATCATGTCAAGGACCGACCCTTAACGTGACCCCCTTCGTTACAGGAGCGTTATCTCAACAGCATCCATATGAGGACATCTATCAAGATCCAGTCTACAACAACGTAGATGCTAACGATGATGGTGTACCAGATAATCCAGGTGAAGTCCTTTATTACGTTCCAACAAGGACAGGACAGAAGAATAATACAAACGTATCGTTAGGTCTTAGTGCTACCATATCAATACCACTAGACAGACAACTACAGAAAGGTTGTAAGAACGCATTTAATACACAGATAGCCTTACAACAGCAGATCCTGGCTAACAAGCGTCTAGACTTTGAGATTGCAAGGCTAAAGAATTGTGGTCAATTGATACAGGCTGGCATCTCATTTAAGGCTGGGTCTCAATACGCCAAAGTTTGTGCTGATGTAGACGTAGCTAGTCATACTATAAAAGGTAATGAGAATATAGTTAAGCAACACACTCACGGTATCGACCAGACCTTCCTGAACTGGGAACCTAAGCAAGAGAATACCTATAAGATAGATGCAAATGGTAATAAGTCTCTCCTAGAAACCAAGTTTGAGATCAAGACCAATGGTAGTGAAGTATCTACATTCGAATATGATGCTGACGGGAACGCTACCCTAATCAAACGGGAGAACTTTGGACCAAGGGAGAACTTCGAACTAAAGAAGAAATAAAAAAGACCCCCTAGGGGGTCTCTTTCTTTTTAAATTTTACTTTACCTTAAGAGGTCTGTACATATGGTCTTACAACTGTGGTTGTCTGTCTCACAATCGATTAGGCATTCGAAGTAGTCGTCTATAAGGTCGTCTGTAAGTGTATACAGGGGTGTTTTCTCAACATGATTCCAACTTGCTAATTGATTATGTGAGAGTTTGTTATGCATGTGCCTCCTCTACTATTTTAAACCGCATGATATATGAGGTTTCAGTGCATCTTGTTGCTCCGTCGTGTACCTTTCGGTGACTACCACTATTTATAAGAGAAATGTCCTGGAGTTAACAAATATTTATGCCTAGTTACTTCTTTTTACCCTTCTTTTTTAGGGGTAACAGACCCTTCTTTTTCCTGTACTCATCAGCAATAATCTCACTCCTACTGGGTTTGACAGGAGTCTTACCTAGCAGAGCCTGAACCTTAGCAACTGCCTTCTTAGCAGCAGGTTTAAAGACCTTCATTAGAAAATCAGCAAGTGGTTTTGCTAACAATGCTGACGCTGCTGCTGTGGTTGCAATTGCTGCTGTGGTTGTGACCACAGAAAGCTCAGGAACATAATCACTAATAACAATAGGTGGTGGCGGTTGCTCTATTACAGGTTCAGGGTTAGGTTCGGGTGGATCTACACATTGCTGAGTAATAGGATCCCTGATCTTAGGTCTGACACAAGGTGTCTCTGGTATACCAGGTGTTTCTGGTACTGGTGGAGGTGGTCCTATCTTAAAGTCAGGTTCATATGGTTCCACCTCCATCTTTAGATCACCTTTATTGTAATCTATAGGAGTAAACGCTGGCGTACCTGCGTCACAAAAAATCTGTACACCCTTTGGATCATCATCCACTAGGTTCTCATTCTTACCTGTATTGTCCTTGTGTGCCTCCACACAACCAGGCATGTCCACAATTGGTTTGCCTAAGTTTTGTGTGACTGGGACTGTTACAGTGCCCACTAGAGGTGGTCTAGCCTCATATATTAGTACCTGTCCACCAGAAGTGGTACCCCTAATCATAACTTTAGGGATATCAATCTCAACTTCGGGTATGTTTGCTGCAGGAACTGGATTAATACTCTGTACCCTAACAAATATATCCTTGATAGGGTCAGTCATTTACTGTGCTGGAGGTGTAGGGAAGTTCGCTGGTCCTGTTTGTGCAGGTACTGATGGTACTGCAGGTAATGAACCCTTAACTAAACCTGGTAATATGTTACTAAGTTCTTCAGCAGCTCTGTCTTTAACTGAGTCTATAATCGCAGTACGATTAAAGTAAGTATAGCCTGCGACTCCAACAACGAGTGAGCTAGTAGCAAAAGATACTACAGTCATCGCTTTAAAAATTTTGTCCATGATCAATCCTCTTTGTAATCTTGTGAGTGAATAGGAGGTCCAAGAGTCTTATACTCCAGTTGCTTCCTAAGGAATTTTACTTCCTGTTTTAATTCGTCAATAGTCTTGACTTGTATTTCGATTTCTTCCTGGTATATGTGATTCATACGTTCCAGTTCTTCGTTTATTAGTAGGAGTTCATGATATGGTATAACATCATTATAATCCACTGAGGGTATTGTAGCATACAATAGTATGTATTAACAATCCCGACTCATTTCCTCTGCCATGTTACCACCTATGTCAGCACCCTGATTGCCACCAAACATTGCCACCCAACCAGCAGCAACCCAACCAACAAAGGGGATACCAGACAGAGCAGGAGCAGCAGCAGTACCAACTGATGTACCAACGAGCCTACCTGTGTTCTTCCCTCCACCGATTGCTTCGATACATTCCACAGTTTTGTCACTGAGGTTTCCCCCCGATGATGCCTCCCTCATAGTAGAAGGATCTTGCCAAGATCTGTGGTTAGATACAGGACCACCTTGATGCTTAGCCCCATCCATTACATATTCTTCTCGGACTTTTGTAGTGTTGTTTGCTAGTCCTAAGAAACCACCCTTCTTCTTGATGTCTTTAATGGTTGTCAAACGTAAAGGATCATTCGCTCTGTAATTGATCGTATATCCTTCAGCACCTGACTGTATCTGATAAGAAGTATAGTCTCCTGTAGGAAGAGTAGGAAACTTGCTCTCTTGTCGAGTAGCAAGCAGACCTATCATACCTATATGTGAGACACCTAGAACAGCACCTGCTCCCACAGCAATCCATTTTGTCCAATTAATCTTTTCCATAATAACCTCAAGTTTATAATGTGTATTTCTTATCTGTGTCTTTCTTAGGTGACTCAGCAATAATTTTTAATGGTGCCTGTTCTATAACAATAGTCTGTGTAGGACCACCGTTCTTACCAACTCCATTACCGTTACCGTTACCATTACCATTCATCTTCATAGTACCATCACCCTTCTTAGATGCAGTCTGAATTCCGAAGCTAGCTAAAACTCCAGTAAAAACCGAAGCTATAAATGTTGGATCTATTTTCTGTTGAGGGATACCAGGTATGGCAACATAGTTTAAAGTTAATATCCCACCAGACCAGGCCAGGACTGTGATTCTGACCATTGTAGAGATGATTGCTGCTTGCTCTTCAGGGTCAGGAAGAATAGCGGCTTTAGCTTTACCAAAGAAACCTTTCTTCTTAGGTTCTTTGACATCTTCTTTTATTTCTTCTGTCATCTATATAGAGGATTGCTTCAGCCCTATTTATCAAATAAATTATTACCTATTACCATGGTATTAATTCCCTTCTTAGAGAACATCTCCTTCGCCTCCCAGATCCTAGATGCAATAGGGGATCCAGAGATGTTTAAGGAAGTATTAAGTATAACAGAATCACCTGTCATCTCTTTATATTTCCTTAAGAGTCTAGCAAAACTATCATCACCATCAACTGTCTGAATCCTACAAGAACCATCTACATGTGTGACAGATGAGAGACCTTCATCTAATACGGGTACTGATGTGTTCATGTACGGGGAGTCACCATCGTAATCAAAATACTTAGAGGTATCTTCCTTCAGTACAGCAGCACCAAATGGTCTGAAATGCTCTCTATGCTTGACCTCTCTGTTTAAATGTAACTTGGCCCTGCGGTTCCTCGCTGACATCAAAATACTTCTATGCCCAAGAGCACGGGGACCAATCTCTCCATGTCCCTGATACCAAGCTAGTATATGACCATCCCGTAATGAGATAGCTGCCTTCTCTATAGTCCTATCATCTGGTTCTTCTTCTGGTGCTTCATCATCCTGCCAGAATGGGAACCCTTCATTACTAAATGGTTCTTCATGGAACCTTCTTCTTAAAAATTCTACTGCTCCTAAGGATAGACCACAGTCATTTGCATGAGGAGGTATTAAGACTCCTTGACCTGTTTTACGGATCTTACCGTTAAAGTTGCAATTCTGTGCAACACCACCACTATACCCAATGATGTCATCACCACCAACGGGATGAGAGAGAAAAAGAGCAAGCTGGTCTCCAGTGTATTCATGTACTGTCCTCAACCAATTAATATCGAAATCATTATCCCACTTCCTAGTCCATGATTTGTAGTTCCATATACGTTTTATATCTACAAACCCATGCTGAGATATCTTTTCATAATATTCTTTATCTATAAGACCATAAGCAGCAAGTCCCATGACTTTACCTGCTAAATCTAACCCCTGTGGATCTGCTTTAAGTCCTACCTGTATACCAACATTTGCCATCTCTGTACCGATGGATCCATACTCCTCTGCATCATGTGTTATTGATACCTTTTCACCCTGTATCAGAGAGAATGAATGATTATCGTTACCATACCCATCATAAACATAGCCAGTGTGAGGTACTTCCCCAACTGGCCAGATGCTTAAGTGATGTGCATAGTGGTGGTCTACTGCAAATGTTCTGCAGGGAAACCCCATATCTAATTCTCTATACGATTCTCCTTCTTCGAAGTTTATATCGTCTGTAATGATAGCAATGGCATCAAGATCTTCTACCTTGATATCCCATTTGTTTAGGACATCTTCCCATTGCCATATGTTATCCCAACCATGATGTTTTATACCGTATAACCTTTCCGTTGCACAATACTTAACCTTCTTACCGTCGGTGTAAGTGACATTGGAATCGTGGTCATCGATTCTCAATCCAAGAAATTTCATTATTCAGTAGTGACTTTCTTCTTACCTATATTATACTTCGATTCTAGTGTCCAATCTGACTTATCCTTATAACTTAATACCTTTATCTGATTCAGAGGTGCTATCTCGGTAGGTTGTTCGGATAGTTCTACCAGACCCCAGTCAAATAATAGTTTTGTAATTCTGTTCCTACGTTCTACGTCGTTCTTAGTTATGTTTGCTGGCTTCCCATCTAATGCAAACAGTTCCTTAAAATGAACTATGTAATACTTGCCCTTCTTGTGTAGGATATGGCAAGACTGATACAGTTTCTTTTCTTTTCGAGACGCTACACCTATTCTAGTAAGTGTCTCTCGTATTTTGAGAAAGTCATCAGGTTCTTTTAATGAAACCTCAAGCATCATATCTTGAGACCAGTTGATCTCGTCACTCATTTTATTCCTCCAGTATCAAGTTTCGCTTTGATGACCTTTAATTCTTCTTTCGTTAGAATAGAAAGAGCAGTTCGTGCCTTCTCATTACTATAACCATAAAACTGTTTCACCAGTTCCAAATCATTATCAGTCGATTGTTTGTGCCAAGGAGAAAATCTCTTCGATTTCCTAATACTATATAGAAAATAATGATATTGGAGAGCGTTGTCAAGACTGTAATATCGGTTCATTTCATTGACATGCATGATGCAATCTACATGTCCAGATAACATCTTGTTAACAACATATTTTGGATACTTCTTCATGGCACGTTCATTGTCCTCAAGTTTACCCATCTTAAGGTTGACACCATTTAGATAATCTTTTAAGGGAAACTCAAACTCTGCCATAAAGTAATGCCTCTAGTGGATTGGGTGGTTGTATATCGTAGTTGGATATCAGCAGTTCTTGCTTCTTGTTGTTAGCACGATGCTGCATACCATATGTCAACGTGAAATACTTCTGATTGTAATTACTATAAGTCTTTTCTATCTCCTCGTCAACGTTATATGTGACCATCCATCTATATGCACAGACACTACAGTCATCATAGAATCTCTTATGATCGAAGTTCTTATGTAGATCTGCTTTAGTACCATATAGATACGACTTGATCTTATATGGTGGGTCTAAGAAGATAAAAGGATTAGGGTGCTGATCGTTATCAAGTTCATCTGCCATCAACTCCTTGTAATCTAAGTTGGTTATAGTCCAGTCCTTAATAATAGCAGGGTAGTTTGCTAGTTTACCTGCACCTCGTAGTGAGAAGTTCTGTCTGGATGCTGCTTCAGAGAAAGCAGAGTTCTCAGTCAAGCCACTATAACTGCACTTATTAAGAACCCAAAATAAAACAGCTTGATCAAAAGAGTCCTTCTGCTGAATGGAGTCTTTTGCTTCATTAAATAAAGACTTTGCTGAGACTGGATCTGGATGATCCTTCTTGATAGCGATGCAAGCATCTGATAATTCTTTTCCATCTGACTGTAATACTTTCCAGAAATTATAAAGGTAGTCATACTTATCGTTCACCCATACTGGAACATCAGGGTG